CTCCCCGCCTATCCGGCCAAGACCTTCGAGGACAACATGCCCGCCTGGACGGCCGCGGTTAAGACCGGCAAGCGGACGACGGCCCAACTCCTGGCGATGATCAGCACGAAGGCCGTCCTGTCCGAAGAGCAACGCGCACGAATCATCGACCTGGAGACCAAAGGATGAAACAAGTTCACGACCTGATACAGGGCAGCGACGAGTGGCTGCGATTCCGCGCCGAGCACTTCGGCGCAAGCGAGTGCGCGGCGATGCTCGGCCTGTCGAAGAAGATGACCCGCAACGAATTGCTACACCTCAAGCACACCGGCTTGGGAAAGGAATTCAGCGAGTGGGTGCAGAAGAACATTCTGGACTACGGCCACGACGTCGAGGCTATGGCGCTGCCGAATATCGAGGCGATTTTCGGGGTAGAACTGTTCAAGGCGACGTGCTCTGACGGAGACCTGAGCGCCAGTTGCGACGGCCTGACAATAGACAACACCACTGCGTTCGAGCACAAGCAATGGGCTGAGGATTTGGCCGCGCAAGTGGCAGCCGGCGTCGTGCCAGACGAACACATGCCTCAGTGCCAGCAAATAATGCTGGTGACTGGCGCGGAGAAGGTGATCTTCGCGGTATCCGACGGAACCACGGAAAAACTGGTCTACACCGAAGTGCTGCCCGATCCGGCGTGGTTCGCGCGGATCAAGGCCGGCTGGAAGCAGTTCAAGGACGACCTGGCCGTATATGTGCCAGAGCCCGCCAAGGCCACGCCGGTAGCCGCCAAGATAGAAGGCTTCGGGGCGTTGTCCATGCGCGTCGAAGGCCGCGTGTTGGCGTCAAACTTGGACACGTTCCGAGCCGGAGCAGAGGCGTTCATCGCTCGACTGCCGAAGCCCGAGGAGCTACAGACCGACCAGGACTTCGCTGACGCCGAAGCCGCCGTGAAGACCTGCGCCGAGGCCGAGTCGCGCATCAAGGCCGCAAAGGATGCCGCCCTCGCGCAAATGGCGGACGTTGATGCCGTCATGCGCGCCGCCGACACGATTGCCGAAACGATCCGCGCTGCTCGGCTGTCGCTCGACAAAGCTGTAAAAGCCGAGAAGGAAAACCGCCGTTCCGAGCTGATCCGATCTGGCATCGACGCAGTGCGCGAGCACTATGCCAGCATCAACGCAACGCTTGCCGGTTACGAGCTTGGCGTGCCGGCGAGCCTGCCGGGCGACATGGGCGCTGCGATCAAGGGGCTAAAATCGCTGGACAGCATCCGCGACAAGATCGGCACGGCCGTCGCCAACGCCAAGATCGGCGCCAGCCAGGAAGCCGAGCGGCGCCGCGCATGCATTGCCTTGCTGCCGGATGACCGCAGCCTGTTCCCGGATAGCCGAGAACTGGTCGCGAGCAAGCATCCCGATGACCTGCGCAACCTCATCGCCGCCCGCATCGCTGAGAACCAGCAGCGCGAACAGGCCAGACTCGATGCCGAGCGCGCCCGCATTCGAGCTGAGGAAGAGGCCAAGGCCAAGGCAGAAGCAGAGCGCCTGGCAGAGGAAGAGCGGGAACGGATTCGCCGCGAGGAGATGGATGAACAGGCGGCCAAGCCCAAGGAAGTAGTCGGCGTGCAGCAAACCCTTCTGGCGCCTGATGGTGTGATGGCGCGCAGCGAAGAGCCGCCCAAGTACGATGTCCCCGACGACGGAGCGCGCATCCGACTTGGCGAGCTGAATTCCATCATCCACCCGCTTTCCATAAGCGCCGACGGCCTGTCGCATCTTGGCTTCGATTACGTCGCTACCGACAAAGCCGCGAAGCTCTACCGGAAGTCAGACCTGCCGCGAATCCTCGCCCGCATGGCGCAGCACATCGTTGATGCCGTAGCTGAGTACACCACGCCCTGAAGGACGGGGCTTTCCACAAACCGGAGTAAGAAATGACCAACCTTGTAGCGTTCGACATGGAGACCACTGGCGTTGAGCCAGGATCACGAATGGTAGAGATTGCCGCGCAAGCGTTTGACCCGGATGGAACGGTCATCGATGAGTTCGCGTCTCTGGTGAACCCTGGCATGACGATGCCGGCCGATGCCGGCGCGGTCAATGGCATCACCGACGACATGCTGAAAGATGCGCCGGACGCCTCAGCCGTATTGCGTGAATTTCTTGCATGGCTCCCGTCCGGGCCAACGCTCGTGGCGCACAACGCGCCGTTCGATGTCGGCGTGCTCGCGTGGGAATTGGGGAGGGCCTACATGCCCATGATTTCGGCGTCCGTTATCGACACGCTCCAGATAGCCAAGGCGCTCAAGCGCACGGCAAACAACAAACTGCAGACGCTCATTGAGCATCATCGGCTGGTAGTGGACGGTGACGCGCACCGGGCGCTGCGCGACGCCAGCGCCTGCCGGCAATATTTCTGCGTGTCTGGCGGATCGGCGGTCGGCTTGTCGTTTGAAGACCTCGCGCGTTTGGCCTGCTTCACCGCCGACCTTCCATCCCAACTCGCGGCGCTTCCAGAGCTGGTTCGAGTCGGTGGTGAACTGTCGTTTGCCTACCAAGACGCCAAGGGAGCGACGACAGAAAGGACCATCACGCCCTATGGCTGGGCCGTCGTCAACGACACGCTGATGTTTCACGGCCTGTGCCATCTGCGCAATGAGCGTAGGTCATTCCGCGCCGACCGAGTTGTGGAAATTGAGCAGATAGAGGCCGCGCCATGATCTGGCTGCTGCTCGCCATCCTGGCCGCGCTGTGCGTCCTGGCGTTTATCCGCTTCGTCGACCGATCTGCGGAAGCTGCGGACCTGCGTGAGCTCGATACGGAACAGGAGCGCGACGATGACGGGGATGTAACGAATAACTTGGATATTTGAGGAGCACACCATGACCATGTTGAAACCGAAACACATCATCGTGGACGACTTCCGGCTCTATGACTTGGGCCAGTTTGACACGCCAGCCGAAACGCCTGACGAAGCCAAGGCGAAGGCCGAGGAACTATGCCGGCAGACCGGACTGCCGTGTCATGTGCTGGCTGTGGTGGCAACCGTGCGTCCTGGACTCAATTTGGAATGGAGTGAAAACAATGCTTGAAGCAAATGCCTACCACCTGGCCGCGAAGATGCTCAACTCCCTGCGCCAGAGGAAAGAGCCTCGCGCGGTGTGGATCGTCGGTGGGAACGTGGTGCAGACGCCGAATACTGATTTGGACGTGGCTCAGATGCTGGCCAAACGGGCCGTTCTGGTGGGCGTGTTCGACGGATCAATGCCGTCCGCGGATCTCGCAGACGCCATCATCGCGGCGGACGGTGGATAGGATGGACATAAACGCAAAGGCCGGCCCATGGGCATTGAGCGCTCGCGTCATAGAGTTGGAGCGTCAGCATGGGTCGCTGCGCGCTGCGGCGCGATTTCTTGAATGCAACCCGGCGTATCTATACAGGCTGAAGATCGGCTGTAAAACAAACCCTAGCGATCGGATGCTGAGAAAGCTCGGGCTGCGCCGGGTTGTGATCTACGAGCATGAGCCGTAGCCGCCGAAAAACGCCGATCTACGGCTTCACGTCCTGCGACAGCGAGAAGCAGGACAAGGCGCGCTGGCATGGCCGGATGCGGGCGCGCGAGCGCGATGCGTTGGCGGCGGCTGACTTTGACGCGCACCTGACGACGCGGAAAGAGCAGGTCAGTGACGATTGGAACATGGGCAAGGATGGCAAGCACTACTGGCCCACCAAGGATCAGGACCGCGTGGCCGAGTGGATGGCCGACAGGGAAGGCAAGACGCCGAAAGAACGCGCCGCACTGAAGCGGCGCTTGCTTCGCAAGTGGGCCGGCAAGTAGTGGCCGCTTACCGCCTCGGCCGCCGGTCAGCCGCCAACACTACCGATAGCCCCCCCAGCATGGCCGCCATAAGCCAGTCTGGCGGAGCGCGATACAGCGGCAGCAGGGCCGCGCTGAGGGCCGCAGCGCCGATCAGAACCGTGCCTATGCGGACCCTGTGGCAAGTGCCGCGGCTCATGTGGCGGGCGGAGTTGATCGCCCACAGGAGCGGGTAGAGTGCGGCGAGAGCTGTAATCCACTCCATCACTGAGGCCCCTGGATGCGCCGAATAACTGCCGGCACGGCCCATTGCAGAGCGCCGCCGACAATAAATGCGGCACCGCCCGTCGCGGCCGGCGAGAACCCCCACCATTCGGCGACCAGCGCCGACGTGTAGGCGCCCGCAGCTGATCCAGAGCCCAGAATGACCAGTGTCCGCGACAGCGACGCAGCCGGAAGAAACGACAGGCTCACCAACGCCCCGGCGAATGCGGCGAATACCACGGCCAGCGGGACGCCGAAGATCATCATCGACCACGACGATGCAATCCCCGCCGCGGCCCCACTGGCGGCGCCTGTGGCAAGCGTGCCAATCCGTATCAGGTGATCGGCGGTATCTGTAAGCATCAGTCGAGCCACCATCTTGTAAAGTTGAACTGCCCGTGCGTAGGGTGTACCAGCCACGATGTTTGATGTGCCTGAGCGTGACGCCCGCACGAATGGTCGAAGGCGTTGGTGCCTGACAAGCTGCCGCCGATCATCCAGTGCAAGCCGTCGAACGCGGTGTGGAAATGCCCGCACAGCAACTTGGTGAACGCGGTCTCCGGGAAGCCCATGCGCTTCACCGCCTCAAGAGCAACACGCCGGTCGAACCCGTAATACGGAAGGCCCGCCCAGCCCTTGATCTGGTGGCCGTGAAACAGCAGGTATTTCTCTGAGCCGATCCCGACCAGTGCGCTCGCCTTGGCGTGGATGTTGACCTCGACGTTCGACTGGCGCGACAGGTACTGCTTGACGATGTGGGCGACCACGTACCCCCAATTATTC